AATTATAGGAACTAAAAAATGATTACAAATACCAAAAACTTGGAAAAATATTGCAAAGATTACCAGAACATTGAGAATTATGAGGAAGCTGTAAAGAGTCCTCTTAAGTATGATCTACATCACCGATTAGAAATCTCCGAAATGCAGTCTGCGTCAGATCTAATAGCTGAGAATCTCTACTACTATAGACCACCAGAGGAACTCATATTCTTGGAACATAGAGAACACATAAGACTACATAATCTTAATAGTTCTGAAGAGACTAGACAGAAAATATCTGAAGCTCATAAAGGTGAGAAGAATCCAAATTTTGGGAAGCATTTCTCTGCTGAGACACGACAGAAAATGTCTAAAGTACATAAAGGCAAACCTGCTCATAATAAAGGAAAACACCGGCATATAGAGAATGGGCATTATGTCTATACAGATTAGAAGACAAAAAAGACCCTCCTTTTGGAGAGCCTTTTCATTGTATAGTAAAAGTTATATGTTAGCCTTTGATGTATGCAACTGCTTCAGCACGTGACTCAACGACACCTGCAAGATATGGAGCATCAAATCTTGTGGTGTTGATTGCGGAAATACCATCTGTGAAACTGTTCTGGTAAACTTTAATTCCATCAACCTCACCATTCTCAGAATTAGAAAGTTTAAATTCCATAGTCTCTACTGGAGTATAGCAGTATGCACCATCAGCACGAACGAGGGCTCTCTTCCAAGAACCAGCAGCGTTGAGAGTAGATACAGAATTACCAGTAGCACCAGAAATGCCAACTGCCATGCGAGAACCAATATCTGCAGTTATAACTGGATTAACAGGAATAGAAGCAGAAGCACCGGTGACACTCACAGCAGACTGAGCGATGAATGCGTATGGAGCGTTAGTTTCAGAACCAACTGTATCACATGCATATACACCATTAACGAAGAATGGAGTATACTGAGGAATTGTGAAGGACCCAGTCAATCCATTGATTGAAAGGTTACTTGCAGTACCATCGTTAGTATATGCAGTGAACTTTGCAGCAGAAGTTCCATTTACGAAATTGCTGTCAACCATCACTGGCTTAAGGAATCTTTCTGCAGCATAATCTACACCCTGGAATACACCAAGATGTCCCTTAGAATAAAGATCATCAGGAGCTCCATTAGGAACAAACTGTTGACCGTTAGAAGCTAGAATAGCCTGAACTTGTGGATCTACCCAGCCGTATACATCTTCGTTAGTAATAGACTGAATGTAAGAACCAGCTTCTGCGAGAGGAGCGAATCCACTTCCAATGAATGCAGCACAAGCCTTAGTAGAGGCAAGACTAACTTCCTTAGCTAACATGCTATTGACTAGTTTAGAAGCAAAGGGTTTTGCAATTTCATCTTCCCACTTAATATCTGTTACATCTTCAATCACGTTTGTGGAAACAGAGTTGTTGAAGTTAGTTATAGAAAGATCTACTTTGTTTTCTGTAATTGCACGAGGAGAAGCAACGAGTCCTTCAACTACGTTACCAGCATCTGGGATTACGAATGAATAAGTTTGACCTGAACGCATTTTTCCATTAATCTGGTCAGAGAAATAATCCTTTGAACCAATCTTCATGAATCCTGCTTTTACAGCAATCTGTAGAGCAACTAGTTCTGCAAGTTTGCTGGTCTGAATTGTATTTGTACTTGTAAATGCCATAATTATACCTTGATCGTTAGATCGTTTATTTTGTTATATCTCAATTCTTCAACTGTCCACGACTTTTTAGATGTTTAATCCAATAATCTTTATTATGAATGGAAGTATCAGAAGTTGATGTATTATTTATCTGCTTCCCAGTATCTGGTAATTTATTCTTAGAAGAATCGTGACTATGCATTCTTTCAAATTGCATCATACGATTTTCCAACTGTTTCAATTCCAGAGTCTTGTTATAAGGATTATGCATAGACATAATGCGAATTAAGGCTTCTGGCTTTAGAATGAAATGTCTAAGTAGCTTAGGAGAATTATCAGAATCTTGTAAGTATTCAAGAACAGTATGATCTTTTTCTGAAGTAAGAAGATCGCTAAATTTATTTACACCAAGTTCAGGATGTATAGAACCGTAATCACTTTCAGCTTTGTAAACTAGATTTTGATACTTACTTCTTTCATCTTCGTTGGTGAAATTCTTTTCAAGTCTATCATTGGCGATTTCTGCTGCTTCTTCAGAACTTAATACATTCTGTTCAGATTGAATTTCTGACTTCAGATTAGCAACCTTTTCAGTATCTAACCTTCTGTCCATCTTAAAATCTAAATAAGCATCTTCATCGTCAAAATGTTCTTTCTTTAGTCCTTCGTATTTCTTTAGACGTTCTTCAAGTTCTTTGATTTCTTTTTCCTTTGCTTCAAGACGCATTTGTGCTTCACGGCGCTTTGCTTTTTCTTTTGCAAAAGAATGAGAAATCTTTTCTTGCTTAGAGAATTTCTGTTTCTTTCTATCCTTAGAATTTCCGTCAGTATTACCGTCGGAATTACCATTGTTATTTTCGTCACTAGACGCTGACTTGTCATCATCATTATCTGTAGACTTATCATCAACAATCTTTTCAGAAGTTACTGGATGATCTTCAATCTCGGTATTACTATCAGATACCACATCAGCGGTTGATGTTGCTGGTGTTACATCGCTAGTTCCAGAATGATTCTTTGACGTTGAATCTTCTGTTGCTGGTGATGCATTTTTACCCATTAGATGAGCGATAGCCTGTGCTTTGTCCATATTACCTCTCTACGTGAATCAGCTCACGTTGCTTATGTTCAACAAATTATTTATAAAGTTGAGAACTAGATAAGATCTAGTTCGACAAGAACACTAATTTCTGTAGGAGCTGTTGTTCCTTGGCAGAGTTGTAAGAATTTAGTTGCTGGTGTTGCATTTGGATTATATTCACCAACTACAGAATTAGCAGTAACACTTGATAGTAAGAATTCTTTAGTTCTTGAGTTTTTACTTGGATAATCACCAGGTTCATACATAGAATCAGTACATCCTGCCTGCATTTCTTTAGGACAATTATTTGTAGCATCAATGAATGAATCACAAATTAGTAACATAGGAGTAATTTTAGCATGAATAGTACTTGGGAAAGTCGTACCTGTACCAATATAAAATAGATAACTGAATGGCTTAAAGTTATAAAGAGCCGTAACTATTACACTTCCTACATTAACATTTTCTATTCTTGAATCTGAATTTGGAATAACAAACTTTGGACTGTTAGTAAGTACATCAGTACCTTTATTTCCAGTGTATGTATAGACATGTCCATTAGTACTTAAGAATGACGCATTTGCATTAAGTATAAAATTAGTCCCATCTCCACTCTTAATCACTGTGTTATCAGTTATATCACCAATGAAATTTACATTTCCTGAATCTGTGCTATCATTATAAAGTAATACTATTTTACCAACAGAAGTTCCTGTTCCAGTTGTAAATGTATTTTTTCTAGCATAAAGATAGATGTTCTTTGTACTATTAGCTTTAGCAAATACATAAGCCGTTATGTAGCATTCAGATAATGTAAGTATGCCTGAACAGATTACTTGATTTGAAATGTTACATCTTTCAAGTTTACTGTCACTATTTAATGTTATATCATGAACTATTTCACAATTAGTAAGATTACATTCACCGGCAACTGCAGCTATTCCTATAGTAGAATTAGTTGCTGTTAATGTTCCAGTTGTTATAACAGAATTTATCACTTTTGATTGCTGAATAGTTACTGAATCTGGAAATAAAGCATTCTCCAAATCACCAGCATTAATGATTGTACAATTACTAGTAAATGTAACAGCTGTAGTTAAAGAATCTCCCATAAAATCAAAAACAGTTAATCCATCTTTTACAGCTAGATTTACCCAGTTCAATGTAGACTCAAAGCTCATTTTAGTATATGTACAGTCAGTCCATTGAGAAGCGACAAATGTTGTAATATCAGTATACCAGTTATCTTGAACTGGAACATTGGTAAAACTATCATCACTATTATAAACTAATTTTCTATTGCAAGTTACTGAGTTTATGTTAGACCAAGTCTTCTTTGCACTTAGACTAGTCAATATAGAAATATGGTCAATTCCATCAACAGTAGTTAGCTGGTTAGTATTTACTATCAGTTCACTACGAACTATTCCTGAGAAAGTTGTATCTGATGCATTTAACCATGAAGTGTATATTGTGTTAGATGTAAGGGAATATCCTCCAATAGTCTGTCCTAACTGTGGAATGAATAATGTTGAAGTTCCGTTATTTTTATGTAACTGATTGCACTGAACATTAGTACCTGTAGTTCCAACTTTAACTACGAATTTAACATCATCACAATAAATATCTTTACTTGTACTTACAGTATTTGAACCATCAAAAAGATAATAACCTTTTATATGATTTCCATAAGAAGGAAAGTACATATCTTTAGACCAAGTATTACAACCTGTAGCACACAATGCTAACTGTGCAAGATAACATACATTACTAGAAGATGAGTCATTTGGCATTGCACCATACCATCTTACATCAATTTTATCAGCAGGAATAACCATCTGCCAATATCCAACATTAGAATTGTTAGAAAGTATAGTTATGCCACCGTCATCAGTAGCCGTTCCACTTGAATGCCAGATATAGTATCTCTGTGGGCAGTCACCTAACTGATAATATCCAAATACAGAATATATCGTACCATTTTCTAATACTGAAACTGTTAAATCTTTAAGTTCAGCAATAGTATTTACTGTAGGTATTGATGCATTTGCATTTATAATAGATAAAGAACCGTTGAGACTAGTTATTGTTTTATAAAGTTCATAGTTAGAATCATCAGCTATATTCCAGCTTTCATTTTCACCGGTAAGTGCTGATGTACTTTTCATTGTTCCTGAGCCAATGTACTTATAAAATCTTACAGTATAGTCATCATTAGATAAGAATACTTGAGAAGTAGTCAGTCCATAAGTAGTTGTATCGATAGGATTCTGTAATGCTTGGCCATCAGAACCATAAATAGTTTTTAAGTTGTATGTATTTGGCTCATAAAAGGCTATTTTTCCAAGTAAGAAATTGCCATTACTATCAAATAAATTTTGCCAACTATCTAAAAAATTTCTCATTTATGCCTCTTTTAATACTTTGCCAATGAACTATATCTTAAAGCTATATGTTATCTTTTTTCAGTAGTCAGCCATTTCTTATAAGCTTCAACTTCTATGCCTGTTCCATGTGGTACGAAACCAGCTTTCCATTGTCTCTTGTATTTATCAATGACATAATCTAATGCAGCATCTCTCTCTTTAACTGTAGGAATTGTAGACTTCTTATCGTTATTCTGTATTTTCTTTCTAATTCCACCTGCTCCAAGAGTACCGACGGTCTTCAAAGCAATTAAAGCTGGCTTGCTGACATTAGAAAATGCTAGAGTCATTATTCTATTATAATAATCTGGACTTTTATTCTGAGATAAGCTTTTCAAAATATGCTGTCTATAACTTCCTTTATCAGTAAATAATTTATTAAGAGCATCTTTCGTTGATGCTTTGCCGAGCCACAAATCTTTAGACGCATCCTGAGCTGATGAAATAATAACATTTTTTGCTCTTTCAGCTTGACGAATATCATTCAAATCTGGAGAATGTCTCAATTTACTATAATCTATTATAGCTTGTTTATACGTTGGATTATTATTAAATCTAAAAGCTAACTGGTCAAGATCCTTGTCAGTCATATTTTCTAGTTTTTTTAATGACGTGTTTTTTCTAAATTCTTCAGCAGCTCTAGCATTTTTTTGTATTCTTTCAGCTTCTCCTAGATTTTCTGATGTTTTATTAAGCTTCTTAAATACTCCGAGTTTTTCACCAAGTTCACCAAGTCTACCTAAGCCACCTTTAGCAACTGCATATCCTTTTGCACCAACTGGAATTAATCCTGCAGCATATTCAAATAGTCGATCTTTAACGGCATCAGTTGGAGCTTTATCAGTCATTACGACATCTTGTCCAAGTCTTACAGTTGGTCCTATTTCACTAAATGGAAATGGTGTAAAATCTGCAATACCTGCAATTTTTCCAAGTACTTCATTAGCCATAGCTGTCTTGTAATTGCCTTTAGCATATTCTGCTTTCGCAATATCGTTAGCTGCCCAGTTATCTTTATCAAAATATGATCCATCATTAGATCTAGCATATTCATCAGCTAACTTCTGCTTAGCAGCTAAGTCTTTTCTTCTTTGAGTTTCAAGTTCAACATATTTAGCTAAATTTTTACTAGGATCAGATGTCTGTGAAAAGTAATTATTAGCTTCTTCTCCAGACATTCCACTAGGAGCATCACTTACTTCATCATCAGTTTCATTTGCTGCATTTACATATCCAGGATAAATTGAAAGTTCCTGAGCATGGCGTTTCTTGAAATCATCAATGTCAACATTTTCATCATAAAGTTCATCATAAAGACTATTCTGACCATTTTTTGCAAGAAAATCTAATAACTTTTGTCTATCGGATGTCATAAAAACCTCTATATGTTGTATTTATTTCTGCTGCCATTTCTTCGAACGGCCATCCCATGAATAGCCCATAGCACGAACTTTATCTCTAGTTGCATCATCTAATTTTGATGGAGGAGTATTACTCTTAATAGCATTAGAAGCAGCATCTTGAAGAGCTTTATCCTCAGCATCTTTCTTAGCATTATCACTGCGTATAGAATCACCAGTTGCATGTGCAGCATCATTGCTCTTTTCTTGATATGTACCTTTACCACTAATTTTTGAATATAATGCAGCAGCTTGATCTTGAGAAATATTGCCTTTGTCAAGTTCAGATTGAATTCTATCAATCCATTCTTGCTTAGTTTTAGTATTCTTTAATGTAGATGGAATCATTGCTTCTAATTTTTCAGCATATGTTTTTTGAGTTTGTCTATTTACATTATCCTTTTGTAGCTCTTCAGTATATCCTTGACCATAGATATCTTCACCACCTAACTGTTTAAGTTTATTCTGATAATATGCTATCTGCTTAGATGCTACATCAGCTGCAGCAGAATCATTATTAACTAAAGCATCATTGTAGTCTTTATATGCTTTTGCTAAATCATCTTGTGTATTCTTGATAGCTTCGTTAGTAGCATTTAGTTTATTCTGCTGCTCAACTTTATCAGCTTCAGCTTCTTTTTGGTCAATTTCAGATTGATTCTCTTCTCTTATCATATCTTGATATGCTCTCTGTAAAGCTGCATTATCCTGAGAATTCTTGTTTGTATAATACTGATTTAATGGTGTTGAATTTCCAAATACATTTTCAACAAGACCAAGTTGAAGTAAAGGATCAATGTCTGTGAAAGAATTCTTTATATCTTTTCCTAATCCTGATAGATAATCACCAGTAATTTTTATATCATTTGGCAGCATACCTGGGACATTTTTATACTTCTCATAATAACTAGTATGTTCAGTATGGTCAGGAACATTTCCACCGGCTGACTTCAATACAATATCAGCTAATTGATCTTTAGTTAGACCCATTCTCTTAGCAACTGCTTCTATTTCTTCATCACTCATACGTTACCTCTGATAGCTGCAATGTCTTCATTAGACAATAAGTCAGGATTTATTCCAACCATAATTAGATTATTTCTTTCAGAATCTGTTAGATCAGTCTGTACTGGAACTGAATTTGTATTTGTACCTGAATGAGACCTTATCCCTGGAACAATTAACCCTAATGCTCTCAAAGTATTATTGCTCATTGCGATATTCTTATCATTCATTTTATCCTGTTCTTCTTTATACTTCTGTGCCCAAGAAACTATATCTGGAGCAGAAAGAACTGATGGATCAACGTTGTATACTCTTTTCATTTTAAATATCCTCAAATAGAAGCTAATGTTAATTGCAGCTTGTTGTTAGCAGCTTGTTGCTGAGCAGCTAGTAGATCTTGATATTTACTAGCCTGTGTATCTGTATAATCTGTTGCAAGATTTCCATAAAGACTCAACTGAGTATCTTTTGCAGATTTCAACTGATTAAGTCTATTCTGTGCATTTTGAATATTAGAATTCCAAAGATTATATGCAAATGTACGGTCACTGTTCATAGCTTCCAATGCATCTTTGTATAATGATTCATTCTTATCAGCAACACCAGTTGCAATTTGATTTGCTGCACCAGTTCCACGTCCAACACCAGCACCAGCAGCAGTATGTTGTAACTGGTCAGATGTCTTTTGAATTATTGCATCTTTATTAGTAGCATAATAATCATTAACGTCGTAGTTATTATCAAAATCATCATAATCATATACAAATTCGTTAGGATCATAACTAGAAACTAATCCTTTGTAGGTAGTGACGTCATTTGCTGTCCCTATACCAGGATTCTCTGCATAATACTTTTCAATAGCTGATTTTATACTAGCAGTAGATGTATTAAGATCACTTGCTGCTTGTTCAAGAATCTTCTGTTTTTCCTTTTCAGACTCAGCGTTTTCATATGCAGTGATAGTTCCTAAGCCCAAACCAGCGATACCACCAATGACAGCTCCATAGCCGCCACCAACACTTGCTCCAGTCGCTGCACCAGTAGCTGTACTTCCAAGAACTGTAGATGCTGTGTTATTATTTGACATTAGAATACCTCTTAGACATCATGTCTATCTTTATATTGTTATATATGTATGAAGATTTCTGTTAAGTTTTCATAGTCATGCTACAGATCGCAAAGACTCCCTCATCCTGTAGATTTATGCTAAAACTTGTTGCCCCACTAGGTACATTTAGATTCTGAGAATTTGTCCTAACAGTGAAAGAATCGTGAGCAGAAGGAATTTCAACAGTAACTAAACCAGTTGTTACAGGAATCGTAATGAACAATAGATCTTTAATCATTGTTAATCTATATGTTCCTAAATCTTTTTTTCCATAGTTGCCTTTGATCGCTTCATTAACCTGAGCAGTTTCAGAAAAATTGGAAATATTGTTAATCGTAATTGCTGCCATAGTTCACCTTTAGAATACATCCATAACTGTTGACTGTATTTTTCCATTAAGAATTGCAAAATTTACAGGATCTGAACAAGAGATTTCTAATGTTAATACTTTTCCTGAGCCTAAAGTGTACCAGTCTGTGTTGTATCCATACTCTCCAATCTGTCCAAGTAAGCCACATTCTTCGTTAGACCATTCTCCGTTGTCCCAAGCATATCTCAACATGATTCTTGGAGAAATTGAGTTATTAAGGAAGTCTCCGTTATTGACTACCAAGTGAACTGCATCTGCATAGAAAGGACTATAGTTATTGTAAAGAGCTCCAGATCGTCTCATTCTTATCATAGGTCTGCCATCATATTCTTCAAATGTATCTGATAAGTAAATTAAGTTACCATCATTAGTTCCAAAGAATAACTTCTGATCATGTAATGTAGCAAATTGTGGACGCCAGTAATGTTGAAGATTAGTAGTTGCGTCTTTAGATGACCGCCGATGCCATAGTTTTTCAATTCCATCATACACTAGTGTTTCATCATCAGTAATGAAAGATATTGCATAAAATATATGTCCATTTTCTGTCCAACATTGTCCAATAGCATCTGATGCATTAGACATATTGTCGATTTCTCTTTCAATATCAGGAGAACTAACTTTAGTTATAGTATTTCCTGACCAATAATAAATTCCATTTTGTCCTATATCTGATGCACCTAAGAAGAATACTAAATCACCAACTCTTGCTAAACTTCTTACAGCTTTAATGCCTATCATATTTGCTGTATTTGTTGGAGAAGTCCATGTACAATCAACATCATCATTGAATGTAAATATCTGTGTACTTTTTGGACCAAATGTATAGATATATGTTCCATTAGAAATCAATGCTGTAAGATTGTCAGGCTGCCATTCTGCATATGTAACGAATCCATAATCTTTATACTGCGTAGTATTAACCATGAATATATCATAGTCAATTTCACCAGCTGATGTAGTTGTCTCAAAAGGATACTGATAAGTCTGATAGAAGCCATCTGTTCCTGCATCATTTACTATCAGATATCCATAAGCATATGCACAATGTGTAGGCTGAATTCTTTGAGATGTTGAGTCAACTCTGTAAGGTAAATCAATAGATCTCCAGTCTGCTGTCATATCATCATCAAGTAATGTAGTATCAACAGCATATACCTGAGCTCCATCTACGACAACAAGATGAGGATGTGCACTTCCTTCACCACCAGTTTCACATATACCTACTGGAGTTGATAAGTTGTTTATTTGTCCTATAGCTGCAGCAGAATAAGATAATGTGGATGTTGCACTTTCAGTTGATCTTATTACATATACTTTATTGCCAAATACTGCAAATAAAACAGGATTGCCTGCATAATCTCTTGATGCTTGAAATAATCCTCTACATACTGGATTTCCAGATATTTCTAAAAGACTTGTTGTTCCACGAATACTACGTAAGATAGCACTAGCTGATGCGCCATCACCTTGAGTTTCTTGATATAAATTTAAAGAATCTGATAAGTTAGCAAGACGAATGTCAGATTTACTCCATCCGCCAATTATGTTTTGAATTATACTTTGAGAAGAATATGCCATCTATTTCTCCTATACATTTATTA